TTATGATTCTTATCAAGTAAAGTGACCCATTTGGAATAGATGTAATCACCAGCTATGTCAATGAGATCATAATTCGGGATGATTGGAATGGCCCCATACTTTTCTATGGCCAAGACGCGAGGGTCCAGGATGGTGCCATCCTCCAGATACTTGGGAGCCAATCGGGCTGGGGCCTTCTCCGTCCTAGTCCACATGTTGTAAAGTTTAGACTTCCTGATCTTAGTAGACATGGGCTGAGATATAGGCTTATCCAACTTAAAGTAGGGCATGAAATTTCCTTTAAAAGGGACCTCCATGCACTGAGGAGTAAGCTCTAAGACCTCCGGAGGTGGTGGCAACTGCTCACCAAAGAGCTTCATTGCATCCTCCAGATCTTCCTTCAAACTCAAAACTCCGACACCACCACCACGCGAATCACCGGCGACATGTATACCTAGAAATTTCCCAGGCCCTATACTACGATTCTCCATGGCAAGTAACATACCACAATCTCCATAGGTCGTATGGCCTTCATACCAAAGGCAGTCCATGATGGAATAAGATCCATTAGATGGATCATGATGCGTGACCCGCTGGGGTGGTATCCTCCTAGCCGGGGCATGTTTTTGAATTTGAATACCCTCACCCCCGAACATCTTGGAACCAATTAATTGCAGGTAAATATCCAGGGGACGCGCAAATTGCTCCCTAGTAACAAAATAGCGAATAATATCGGGATGTTGCTGCATAAAAGGGACCTCAAAGAACAAAAGGTCATTTTTGGAGCTACGGTCATCCTGTTTACCATTCAAGATGTAACTAGCAGGCATCGGAATCAGGGTCTTAGAGAAAATATTCCTCAAATAAAGCGTTGCATTTTCATCAAGACCATCCTCTTCAATAATGGCCTTGATCTGAGTTCTATAATGGTCAGGACAATAAGCAACACGACCCCTGACAAATGTGACGAAGCCAAACCTGCCTTCAACATCGTGCATCGTTAACTCATATTGGTTCTTACGAATGACCTTATCAATCAAGGGTGGGAGGTTAGGATCCGCGCCACCCTCAGGGTGGAGAGCCACATGTGGTTGAACAATTCTGCCACGATGCTTCTTACCACCCTTCCTCATAGGGTAAGGTCCATGCTCTGGGATTAGAGATTCTCCATCTGGAAGCAACTCCCAAGCATCAGCCGGTTTGAGAAGGTTATCATCATCAAAAGGCTCCTCCAAATTCAAAGAACCATAAATACCAAGTTGCTGGACCTTTGGAAGAAGACTT